GGTCGCTTTCGCACTTATGCCGAAGCAAGCAAGTATGTTGCAGTTAAGAAGCATAACCCAGAGTATGAACTCATCTTCATCTTCTCTGATCCACAGAAAGCAATGCCCGGAGCACCAGCACGGAAGGATGGTACTAAACTATCCCATGGAGAATGGGCAGCAAAGAACGGCTTTAGGTATTTTACCGAGCACACTATTCCAGAGAGTCTCTTACGATGAGTAAAGTACATTGTGTTATCCCAGACGTACAAGCAAAACCCGGAACTGACTTCACTTACTTAGAGAACATTGGCAAGTATCTAGTAGAGAAGAAACCAGATGTGATTGTGATGATTGGTGACTTTGCAGATATGCCCAGCCTAAGCAGCTATGACAAGGGCAAGAAGTCTTTTGAGGGTAGGCGTTACCTGAAGGATATTGAAGCCAGTCACGAGGCTATGAGTGCCCTTCTTGAACCTCTCTACAGCTTTAATCGTAAAGCTAAAGCAGGGGGCAAGAAGCAATACCACCCACAGATGATTCTTACCTTAGGTAACCATGAGAATCGAATCAATCGGGCAGTTGAAATTCAACCTGAACTTGAGGGTGTGCTTTCTATAGATGCTCTTGGATACTTTGGTTATGGTTGGGAAGTTCATCCTTTCTTGGAGGTAGTACATGTTGATGGTGTTGCCTATTCTCACTACTTTACTAGCGGTGTACTGGGTCGCCCAGTTACTTCTGCTCGTGCGCTTCTCACAAAGAAACATCAATCCTGTGTCATGGGGCACGTTCAAACAATGGATATTGCTACGGACTATCGTGCCGACGGTACTCCTATCCTTGGCCTCTTTGCTGGTTGTTGCTATGAACACAACGAAGACTACCTCAGTCCTCAGGGAAACGCCCACTTCCGGGGTATACACATGCTCTATGAAGTATCCAATGGGAGCTTCTACCACCATGCAATCACACTTAACTACTTGAATGGACGGTACTGATGACACAAGAAACACTAGCATATGTTATTGCTGATCTTCGTGATCGTGCTGAGTTTGGACTGAAGAAGTATGGCACTCGTCTGGGCACTAACACTGAAGCAGATATGTTGCAGATGGCCTACGAAGAAGCTCTAGATCTTGCAATGTATCTCAAGACGGAGATCAATCGAAAGAAACAAGAACGTCGAACCAACCGAACCATGCCATTGACTATTGGAGATTACACATGATTAAATTTATTTATACTTCTGATGAAGGTGCTGTCCAACGTACTATGCCCACTGAAGGCTACACTTGGTTTGAGGTGACAGAGAAGTATCAAGAGTTCTTGGAGGATATTGGTTATACCTTTGAGGATGGGTTTGATATGGCTGCTATCCTTATGAAGAAACACCAAAAGTTGCTTAAAAAGAAACAGGATAACGAGGAGTACTGTGGATGGTAAGCTGGCCTGAGTTCACCTTCCCTCCTTTGAATCTCTGGAACATGCCCTTGCATAATGAGATCCTCAAGCTGATTAACCAGTATTACTATGAACACTATAAGCATTTGTGGGAAGAGGATCAGAAAGATGTTTGAAGCATTCACACTAGAAGAAGTTAAAGCTCGTCTTGCTGCTGACAACGATGAGTTCTGGTTTGTCAGCTACTTTGAGATCACAATTGAAGATCTCATTGAAGCCTTCGGGGAGAAGGTAGCTGAACGACTAGATGAAGTCGCCCTTGAGATGGGGTATGTTAAAAAGGTACAAGACTACGATGACCGATAAAATTAAAATTGATAAAGTAGTATTCACTATCACTAACCTTGATGATGAGAATGCTGGTGTGCATGTAGAAACATTCCCACCCTTGCCAGATAACATTGAAGAAGTAGAAGAGACACCAGCCTATGAACTTGCAGCATCTCTCTGGGCACAACTCCATGAGGGATACGATGCGGAGCAACCTACACTGCAATGAACCAACTACCTACCACATACCAAAGTATTATTCACCTTAGTAAGTATGCACGATTCCTTCCAGAGAAGCAGCGGAGGGAGACTTGGGAAGAGACAGTAGCACGATTAATGGTTTACCTTAGCGATAAGGTTGACATTGATGATGCTACCTTCAAGGCTCTTGATGAGGCTATCTTGAACCTAGAGATCATGCCCTCTATGCGTTTAATGATGAGTGCGGGAGAAGCATGTGAGAGAGATAATATTGCTGCTTATAATTGCAGTTATTTGGCTATCAACAATAAGCGTGCTTTTAGTGAGGCTCTCTACATTCTGATGAATGGTACGGGAGTTGGCTTTAGCTGTGAACGACAGGAGATTGCACAACTTCCTACTATTGCTGAAACATTCCGGGAGATTGAAGATGTTATCGTGGTTCAGGATAGTAAACTGGGATGGGCAAAAGCATTTAAGAAGCTTCTGTCCAACCTGTTCGCAGGTGATGTACCAACCGTGGACTATTCAAAAATCCGTGCAGCAGGTGAGCGATTACGTACTTTTGGAGGACGGGCTTCCGGGCCAGCCCCTCTGCGACGACTGTTCGAGTTCTCTATTGAAACTTTTAGAAAGGCAGCAGGACGAAAACTGACATCAATCGAAGTCCATGACTTGATGTGTATGATTGGTGAGATTGTGGTTGTAGGTGGTGTACGCCGCTCTGCTCTTATCTCTCTTTCTAATCTTACTGATCGTCGTATGCAGCAGGCTAAGATGGGCCAGTGGTGGGAAGAAAATAGCCAGCGTAGTCTTGCTAATAATTCAATTGCATATACGGAGAAACCTGATGCTGAGACTTTCATGGAAGAATGGGTCGCACTTGTTCGATCCAAGTCTGGAGAGCGAGGAATCTTTAATCGAGTTGCTGCACAAACTCAGGCAGCTAAATGGGGTAGACGAGATCGTAGTCTCAGTTATGGAACCAATCCTTGTTCCGAAATCATCCTACGAGATAAGCAATTTTGTAACCTCACTGAGGTTGTTGTCCGAGCAACAGATACGTTTGAAGACCTCAAGCGAAAGGTTGGGTTGGCCTCCATTCTCGGAACCATCCAATCCACACTTACCAGTTTTCAATTCCTCAGTGAAGAGTGGGTAAAGAATACAGCAGAGGAACGGTTGCTTGGTGTGAGCCTTACTGGGATTATGGATAATGCCTTTATGAGTAATACCTTTCCTAATGAGTATCTACAAGATAGGTTAGAAAAACTACGAGATCATGCAAGGAGTGTAAATGAAGAATGGGCTGAAAGACTTGGTATTCCTGCTTCTGCTTCTATCACTTGTGTTAATTAAATAGCACCAGCATACAGTAATGTATGTTTGCAAACCCTGAGAATTGCTGGAAACTCTGACCGCATGATGGCGAAGACAATCAGCAGCCGAGCACCATAGTAACAAAAGGCTTGACAGGTTGATAAAACTAGTGTATAATGTTAAGTATATGGTGAAGGTTCAACGACTATCCGTGAAGACGGAGTACACCTAAGTTGGTGGAAGTACAGGGAACCCTGAAATGGGTTATGATATAGTCTGGTCTATATAGAAATATATAGCAGTGAAAGGTTAAAATGTATTTATTGTATTCTATTCATAATAACGAATCTGGTAGTATGTATATTGGTATGACCTCTAAGGGCCTTGCTCAAAGATGGTCTGGGCATAAACATTCTGCAAAGGTTGGTAAGAAGTCTAAGCTGTATGATGCAATGCGTAGTTATGGTATTGACGCATTCAGTATTGCAGAGATGGCTTCGTATCAAACTAAAGAAGACTGCTGTAAGGCAGAAATAGAAGCAATTAGGGTTCACCTAGAGATAGGAGAAAACCTATACAATTTAGCTAAGGGTGGTGAAGGTGGCTTTAATATTACTAATGTCGATGAGTGGAAAAAGAAACTCAGCGCATCACGACAAGGTGGTAAGCCCTTCCAAGGTAGGTCTCATACAGAAGAGACTAAACGGAAGTGCGGGGAAGCTGCTAGAAAATACCACCAATCACGGGCCAAGAATAACGAACTTGGTTGAACATAAACGTAAGCCTTCCGGTACAGTCAGCCAGTTGGTGG